GTTGACAGATGAACGTACATCATTTAAACCTTTCAACTACCCTTGGGCTTATGATGCATGGTTGAAGCATGAGCAATCACATTGGTTACACACCGAGGTGCCAATGGCTGAAGATGTGAAAGATTGGAAAAAGAAACTATCTCCAAGTGAGAAAGAGTTTTTGACCAACATTTTTAGATTCTTCACACAAGGTGATATTGACGTTGCAGGTGGTTATGTTAACAATTACTTACCTTATTTCCCTCAACCAGAAGTGAGAATGATGTTGTTAGGTTTTGCTGCTCGTGAAGCATTACACATTGCTGCTTATAGTCATTTGATTGAAACTCTTGGCTTGCCTGATACCACATACAACCAATTTATGGAATATCAGGAGATGAAGGACAAACACGATTATGTGATGAACATCTCAGGTCAAAATACTACAAAAGAAAATACAGCCACACACATTGCTGTGTTCTCGGCGTTTACAGAAGGTATGCAACTGTTCAGCTCTTTTGTGATGTTGTTGAATTTCCCACGCACAGGCAAGATGAAGGGTATGGGTCAGATTGTTACTTGGTCTATTGTTGATGAGACAATGCACGCTGAGAACATGATGAAACTATTTAAGACCTATATACAAGAAAATAATGAAATCTGGAATGATGACCTCAAATCTAGAATCTACGCCATTGCAGAGCGAATGGTTGAACTAGAAGATAAATTTATTGATTTGGCATTTAGTAGTGGTGAGATGGAAGGTCTAACAGCTGATGAGTTGAAGAAATACATTCGATACATTGCTGACCGTAGACTAATCGGTCTTGGCATGAAGGGCATTTTTAAAGTTAAACGCAACCCACTACCATGGGTTGAAGAAATGATTAATGCACCAACACACACCAATTTCTTTGAGAACAGGTCAACAGATTACGCCAAGGCTGCACATACAGGCACTTGGGATGAGATATGGGCTCAGTAAATTTAATATTTAAAAAAACAAAAAAGGATTGATATGAAGAAATTACTAGTTATCGCACTTATGGTGCCTTTCTTTGCGTTTGCTCAAGGCAAACAAAAACCTGGTGTGACATACGATGCAGTATTGACCAGAGTGGTCGATGGTGATACAGTTGCGTTTCAAGCCAACTTTCTACCTGAACCACTAAAGAAAGAACTTAGCATCCGTGTCTTTGGTGTTGATACACCTGAGAAAGGCCATCGTGCATTGTGTCCTAGTGAGGCCGCAAGAGGTGAAGCTGCAAGTGCCTTCACTAAGGCTGCTGTGAACGCTTCAACTAAACGACAAATCGTATTGATGGATTGGGACAAATATGGTGGTCGTGTACTTGGCGATGTAATACTTGATGGTAAAAGCTTGCGTCAGATGTTAATCACAAATGGCCATGCTCGTGAGTATTATGGTGAGGCCAAACAAAGTTGGTGTAACTGATGGCTACATTACATCACGTATGCGGTAACTGTGATTCTGAATTTACAATTAAATATGATGTAGAAAAATGTGAAGATGATCCTCATTTCTGTCCATTCTGTAGTGAATATATACTAGAGAATGAAACAGAAGATGAGGATGATTGAGTGTGGTTGTATAACAATATAGAATTTACAGAAGACATGGTTGGTGATTGGTTTGGATACGTCTATGAAATCACCAACCTAACGAATGGTCGCAAGTATGTGGGGAAGAAATTCTTTACACGAGCCGGCACAAAACAAATCAAAGGTAAAAAGAAAAAGGTTCGCCTGTCCTCTGGATGGGCGAACTATTGGTCTTCGTCTGAAGAATTAAAGGCTGATGTTAAAAAACTAGGAGAGGAAAACTTTTCACGTAAGATACTGTACCTATGCAAAAGTAGGTCAGAATGTTCATATAGAGAAACTAAGGAGATTTTTATCAACGATGCACTACTCAAAACGGAATATTACAATTCATGGGTATCTTGTAAAATACACAAGGCTCATGTATTGAATAAACTATGAAACATTGTAAAGAACCCGATTCGTTACCTAAGAGAAGGAAAACCATGGCTCGTAAGACAACCGCCAATACAGTCATTGAAACCGAAAGAGTTTCAAGACCAAGCAATCACCTCAGATTGAGGCTTGATGACCTTAAAACATTTGACCCGTTGACAGAGAATCAAAAACTATTCTTTGATGCGTACAAACGAGGAGACTATTTTGTAGCACTACATGGTGTTGCAGGTACAGGCAAAACATTCTGTGCTTTGTACAAAGCCATTGAAGAAGTGATGGACAAATCAAACCCATTTGGTAAGATTATTATTGTTCGCTCTGCCGTACAGAGCCGTGAGATTGGCCACCTGCCAGGTGATGTGAATGAGAAGATGGAAATCTATCAGCAACCATATCGCCAAATCTGTGAGACACTATTTGGTCGCAAGGACGCATGGGATAGATTAGAGGAACAAGGCCACATCGAATTCATATCTACATCATTCATTCGTGGTATGTCATTTGATGATGCCATCATTATCGTGGATGAGATGCAGAATATGACCTTTGAAGAAATCGATACAGTAATGACCCGTGTTGGTTATCGCTCAAAGATTATCTGGTGTGGTGATTACAGGCAGACCGACCTGAATAAGAAGAAGAATGACGTAACAGGCATTCTCAAATTCTTTGATGTAGCACACCACATGAATGCCTTCACTCGCATTGAGTTTACGCCTGATGACATTGTGCGCTCATCATTGGTGAAAGACTACATTCTTGCCAAACTACAGTATGAGGATGCAATGGACTAAGGCAATAGAGTCCGAACTCTAGTGAAAACTATTGCATTGCAACATATATACTAGTATAATCACTCATATCGTAAACACTATGTTCGGACTCATTTCTTACCTATTCTCCTTCTTTGAAGGCAACAGTTACCAATCACGCTTGGACAGATACCTTTCTAGCCGCAATGTAACTGATTCATCACAATTGGAACACTATGTCAGAGAGTTTGAACGCAATCAACATAAGGCATATCTGTGAAAAACATTTTAAACACTATTTACAAAGCATTTGTAACCCTTGGTAGTTTCACTAAGGAATACCGAGAAACCAAATACGGTGCATACCGCACCGGCAAATAACCTATCGTCTAAGGAGATAAACCATGGCCAATTCTATTTTCACACCATTATATTTTGCAAACTACTTCGTTGACCAAGTACAAGATGCAAAGAACAAGGTCATTGACACATTCGTGTATGATGACAAAATCAAAGAGTCTATTAAAGATTTCGTTGAAGCACAACGCACATTCACAAAACAAGTGAACCGTACAACCAATGAAGTGGTTGAATTGTCTACAGTTGCAATGAAAGAAGTTGCTGAAAAGACAGCCAAAGCCATCAAGCTTTAATTGTGCATACATATGTCCTGAGGAGACCGGGACATATGAAAAGACTTATTGCACATAGACCATCCAAGAAATTCATGGAAACAGCATACACGGCGCAATCGTGGGCGCCAACTGAGCGTAATGGTTGGATTATTAAGTTTTCTATCTATAATGACGACCACATAATGTTGGTGTTTACTTCAAGGTATACTGGCCAAACGGTCATTAGAGAATTTGTTAGTGAGGATGATGCGGTAGACTTTATAAACCTTGTCATTGAACTAGACCCTGTGGATTATCACGAAATTTAATAGCATAAATACCTAAATAACATCAATAACCAATAACATGGTAGGAATTTTATGGCACTAACAAGAGTATCTGGTAATCTAATAACCAGCGGCACGATTACTGGCAATCTGTTTAATAACAATACGATTACCGGTGATAAGATTGGGCTAACTGCAATTACAGGTAATTTGATAGCTGCGGCCGCAATTACTGGCGACAAGATTGCAGCCGCAACAATTGGTTCATCTAATCTAACGACAACCGGTGTTTCAGCTGGTACATATGGTGGTGCAACTCAGATTCCAGTTGTTACTGTTGGTACTGATGGTCGTGTGACATATTCAGCCAACGTAGCATTTAGTGCCGTTCCAACATTCTCAAGTGGACCATTTGCGGTTGCTAATACATCAGGTGCAATTGCTAATACGACACTAGATGTTTATGGTGGTGTCGCAATGAATGTGGTAACATTGGCAACATCAAGTAACACAGTCAATGTGGCTCTTGCAAACTATTTCATCTCAACACCAGCCGGAGCATCTACATGGATATTCACTGGTGTTCCTGTGTCCAGAGATTCATCTTTTGTATTACAGTTGGCCAATGGCGGTAGTTATACAGTTACATGGCCATCTTCGGTTAGATGGCCAGCAAATACTGCACCAACACTCTCAACGAATGGTGTTGATATACTAATCTTCTCTACAGTTAATACAGGAACTACATGGCGTGGTTCTTCATTGACAGGATACACAGCATAAATTATGGCATTTACACCTAGAAGATTAATGCAGGGTGCGGGTTCTCCCGCTGCCTCGCTAGAACCCTTTAACTACGTTACTATGCTTTTACATGGTAATGGGACTAATGGCGCACAAAACAATACGTTTTTAGACAGCAGTACAAACAACTTCACCATCACCCGAAACGGCAATACAACCCAAGGTTCTTTCTCGCCTTACGGGTCTAATTGGTCTAACTTTTTTGCATATAACTCTACGGCAGTCAACTATCTTGTTTCAAGTAGCTTATCTTTGTCGGGAGATTTTACGATTGAAGGATATGTTTATTGGGATGGTGTTGGAAGCGTCCCAACGATGTTCACTATTGGAGACAGTCAATTAGCAACAGGCATAGAAATTTATTTGTCCGCTGGTAATTGGGTTGTTTACTCTGGTAATGCAGGCAGAATTACTGGTTCTGCTGGTGTTGTTGGTCAATGGACATATATTTCAGTATCTCGTACAGGTTCAACTGTTACGATGTACATCAATGGTGTATCACGAGGAACTTGGGCATCAAGTCAAACATTCAGTGGCACAATTAAAGTAGGTGCTGAATTTTACGGGGGAGGTTATAACTCTTCAATGTCGGGATACATCAGTAATTTCCGAGTAAATAACACAACTGCAATCAATACAGTACCAACAGCGCCATTGACCGCCGTAAGTGGCACGATATTTTTAACCTGTCAATCAAACCGATTCATTGACAACAGCGCAAGTCCTTTAACGATAACAGTCAACGGCACACCAAGCGTTCAACGCTTCAACCCATTTGGTGCTTCTACCGCCTACTCCACAAGCGTGATTGGTGGGTCAGGGTACTTTGATGGTAGTGGTGATTATTTAACGGTTCCAGATAATGCCGCATTAGATTTTGGAACTGGCAATTTCACAATGGAGGCTTGGGTTTACGCCACAAGCCTAGCAAACAGTCCATTTTTAATGCATAAGTCAACTGGAAACGGAACTAACACTGGCTGGTTTATTGAGTTGGACGCTGGCAATGCGTATTTTGGGCCGGGCACAACTGGCGCTACGTTTGCTACATTTACGTCGTCTGCTATATCCACAAATAATTGGTTTCATATTGCGGTTACAAGAGTTAGCACAACGCTTCAGTGTTTTGTTAATGGAACATCTATTGGGACTTCAACACTCGCAGGATATGGTGGAAGTAAAGACAATGCAGCGGTATTTGGGATTGGGTCGTGGGCTGTTGTTAGTAGTGCATACGATTTAGCGGGATATATCTCTAACTTACGTGTTGTTAAAGGCACAGCGGTTTACACAAGTAACTTTACCCCAAGCACGACTCCTTTAACGGCAATAAGCGGTACATCCCTGCTGCTCAACTACACCAACGCTGCAATCTTTGACAACGCTATGATGAACAACTTAGAAACTGTGGGCAATGCACAGATTTCTACTAGCATTAAAAAGTATGGTACAGGATCAATGTCGTTTGATGGGACAGGTGATTATTTAAAATCACCGATTCTTCCACAAGCTTCTTTTAATACTGGTAGTTTTACAATTGAATTTTGGGCGTACCTCAATGACAATACAAACGTGTTTGATTTTTGTGGTACAGCTACATGGGCAAACTATATCGGTGCAGGACTGTCTGGATGGTCTGTAAGCTACGTTAATGAATCGGTTAGTTTTAGTTACCAAAACAATAATAGCTATGTAATTGACACAAGATTTTCTGGAACAACTTTATCAACAGGGACTTGGTATCACATAGCGATTGTTAGATCGTCCAATGTCATCAAGTGTTATGTGAATGGTGTTGCAAGCGCAACTACAATTTCTTCTTCTACAAATATGCAGTCAAACGCTTATGGGGTTTGGGTTGGTACGGCTGGTAATGGTAATGTATATAGTTACTATTTAAACGGCTACATGGATGACCTACGCATCACCAATGGCTATGCAAGATACACAGCAAACTTCACGCCTCCAACAGCAGCACTCACAGATACAGGCCCATATTAAGGAACTACCATGCAGATTGCAATCTTAACTAACCCCATCACAGTAGGCGACTATCGTGTACTGTTTAACAATACATCATTTCCTTCAAGTGGCCCGAGTGATGAATTCTTAACTGCCAACAATGCCAAGAAGGTCAATGCCTTTAAAGCACATGACAGGCTGACACAGAAGATGGTTTCATGTGCGGCTTATGACGATGGTGAATTTGTTTCTGTCGTTCAAGTGGCAGATATGAGTGCTGAAGAAATTCAAGCAGCCAAAGATTCTGCAATGGCTCAATTGAGAGCCACACGCAATGCTTTATTGCTTGCTTGCGATTGGACTCAGATGGCTGATTGCACCATTCCTAAGAAGACAGAATGGGCAACATATCGTCAAACACTAAGAGACTTTCCTGCAACTATTTCTGATGCTAGGGCAACTGTTAATTGGCCTCACAATCCTGATTGGGTTGACATAGGAATATAAAAGGATAATAGACCCGCTTCGGCGGGTTTCTTTTTGGTTGCCTACATATTATTGCCACTATACTACGAAAAAACGTGTATAATGCAACCTATGATTAAATTTAAATTTAAAGCAGATGAATTGCTAGCCACACCTAAGCCGCCATTTATACCATATGAGATTAAACACTATGAACCACTTGATAGAACAGTCGGAGATAAACTACCATCTACCGAACAACCCCGAAGCACAAGCCTGCCTGAACAAACTATGCCGACTGATAGTTGAGGAATGCATATATGCCGTTAGAGATGCCGATGAAACCCATGCCCATACTACA